AAGGGGAGGCTGTGGTGAGCCGTGTCCAGAAGGTACTTGAACATCGTCGCTTGAAAGCGAGCGTTGGCGTTGCGGTTGATTTCAGCGATGAAGTTATCTTCCATAGTTCAGAGAATGAGGGTTTCGGAGAGAGTTGCAAGAAAAATCAGCGGCGATCCATCAGATCGCCCCACACCAGGCGCGCGAGGTAGAGAGCTTCGAACTCAGCGAGTTCGCGGTACGTCAGCTTAACACCGTTTTCCCACGTAGCCCACAACACGCCCGAATCGTCGCCGCAATCACCAGAGATTTCGACCTCGAAATCGGCCACCGTCTTATCGTTAAGGGTTAGTTTCATACCCCAGAGAATGACCTTTCTTGCGCGCAATGCAACATCTTTTTTCGTGTTTTTCGAGGAATGGAAACACCCTCCCCCATTTCCAAAAAACGGCGGCGGCCCGGTCCGGGTTCGCGGGGGGGGGAGGGTTTTAAACCGCTCTACCACCAATTTTATCACCCTATATACCACTCCTTATCTACCTTTACTCTTTATATATGAGTTATTAACTACCATCTTCCCCAATCAATATCGGAGAAATCATTGACTATCCCCTCATAAGGTTTATCTTGTTTGTATATTTCAAGGATACGGTTGTGTTCGTAATCGCTTGTGGGTATCCACTTAGGTGGCTCCCCTTTAAGAAATATAACAGTATAAGAACGATGTTTGTCTACGGCTCTTCTAATGACCAGCATACCCCCCCCTATTTAAAAAAAACAGTATTTAAAAAGAAGAAAAGCGCGCCTTTGGTCTCCTGGAACCGGGCGGCCTATATTTAATAATCCCTATCACTTATCGATTTTAAAATTCTTTCTTTATTTTGAATTATTAATTCAGGAGGATCAATCAAAATATGCTTTGAGGGATAGCTGTGCCAAAATTTGGGATAAAGAACAATCCCTTTTCTTCTCAAGAATGAGGCAGAATAACAAAATGAACTAAATCCAGCAACAAGAATGTCCGCATTAACTAAATCAACGAATGACTGCACAGGGTCTTCATCTATATGAAAAAATATATTTTTATACAATTTTGTCAAACTTTCTTCATCGATTTCGTTTTTTATATTTCCTTCGCTATGTATATGAAATTCATAATCAATACCATTTAAAATAATGGCAAGATTTTCCATGCTTTTGATATAAAACTCTAACGGTACAAATCTTCTTTTAAGTCGATTATCTATTTGAACGTCGCCTCTTCTTATATGAATTGCAACAATAATCTTTTTGTTTATCTTCTCTGAAACAAAATCATGTTTAATTGGGAAAAAATCATTTAATATGTCTGGATTTTTGTCAATATACGGATGAGCCATAGCAATAAGGAACATCACCTCGCTATCGTATTCTTTTGTCAATACATCGATATCATTAAGGCTATTTATCTTAATAGTTTTAACCCCATTAGATATGCTATCAGATGGGAGTATTAAAAGATTATTAAATTTTCTATTGCAAGCTGCGCTAAAATTACGCCCTGAAAAAAGAGATGAATGAATCCATTTTGGATCGACAAAAACAGAAGAATGAATATATTTTAAATTTAATTTACGAGAAATAAGATATATACTCAATATTCTTTGCATTTGAGCCCCAATACCATCTTGCAAAAAGCAGTTATCGTAGGCTACGTAATTCATCAAATTACCAATGGTGAATAATATTAATTATCAGGGCAATGTCCGCAATAACGGCCAAAACCATGAGAATGAATTGGAACTTTTCTGATTTAGAATCAAATTTCATAGTAGTTTTTTGAAGTATTTTTAAATAATAAATTAACTGCTATTTCGGCCCAAAACTCTGGACCGTGGTGATTTGTGATCTGAAGATCAAATTGGCTTGGCGGAACAAACATTTTGGTTGTATCCGGGAAACCCCTGCACGGAACCCTGTCTACCCAAATTAAAAAATAATGGGAACCAAAAGCTTTTCGGGTTTCAGGGGTTGGGCAAATAAAGTCAGCAATCGCAAAATTGCCACTTCGGCAAACAATATCACTTAAAACCCCCATTCTCCTTGCCTGTTCAATTCTATCCGCTTCTGAAAAGCCGAGATCTTTGTTTATTTCTTTTCTTATCTCGTCCGCATTAAGGTGAACGGCTTGCAGTTTTGGCGCCAATTGTTTAGCGAAGGTCGTCTTCCCCACGCCGGGCAAACCCATCACTAGAATCTTCTTCATAAATTTTTTTCTTTCTTTTCAGGATTGCTTTTTGCTTGCGCCCTATCTCTTCAGCTTCTTCTTCCAGAACTTTAATTAAATCGCGGATAAGAATAGCCTTACCGTGATGCTCTGTGTAATGTTCTTTGGGAATCTTGTTTAAGGATTCTAGTTCATTCATCGTCTTCTGGTGGATCTAAGATGATTTTTTCGTTAATCTTCTCTAAGAAAAGCGTAATATTTTCTTGAGAGAAGCCAAGTTCAGAACCTCCCCGATATTCCGCGCACTGCAAGTAAAGAATGCTGCCTCTGGCCGCGATTCTGCCCAGAAATTCAATCTTAACCCTGTTTTCTCTTCTTGGAAGGTTGTCCAAAAGAACAGTAACATCTCTTGGAGGGATATAAATCATATTTTTTTGGATTTTTTCTCTGGGATAAATCTCCTCTCCAGAAAAACCAAACCCAAACTGTTGATTCATTTTGGCTGCATAATCAGCAGCCGCAATTGTTAGCATATGAACGTCACCAACGGTCCGAAGCTGGGCAAGTAAATCCAATGCTCCCGGTCTTAATGAAGTCCAAAATTTTTCTCCAGACACTTCGATTTCTACAGCATCTGCTGTTGGGTCTTCCCAGTCTTCAAAAGCGTGAATTAGGGTTTCGTCTAGATCGACGAAAATATAAGGTTTCATTGGTAAATTGAGTAACCAATTTTTTGGCAGAGAGACGCCAGTTTTGAAAAGCCCAAGGCAATGTAGCTCCACAATGACGCCCACTTTCTCTTGAAAAAATTAAACCAGCAAGCATTCAAGAAGTACTTGTAGATTGGCCGTTGCATTTTAGCGCGATATTCTTTATTGCGCTTTTCTTCAGCGATCACTCTTTCCGTAACATCTCTAGCCTCAAACTTTACAAGGTCAATCTTTTCTACCTTACTGTTGCCAAATCGGGCATTAAATTCCACCCAAACCTCATAAGTTTTTTCGCCCTTTTTAACGTCATAAAAATCATAAAATCCAATATCTCCGTGATGGGGGACTTTTTCAAAGTAAGGCTCTTCTCTTTTGAAGTAGCCAATCCTCTCGATAAGGCTTTTGGACTTTTTGTCCCCTTCGATCCACTCGGTCTTAGCAAACTTTTCAATAAAAAGCTCGCCGTTCTCAATCTTGTAAACGGCCATTGCACACTCAAGGTCTTTTGATTGAAAGTAGCTGTCTTTGTAATCAAATCCGAAATCAATCATCTCTTGGCTAAGAGGTAATTGGTCTTTAACGAAGATGTCGTCGTACATTCCCATAAGATTAATTTTTTAAATTTGTTGGCAGTTTGAGTTCTCTTTTATCGCTTGTCAAGATTTTCTTCTCTTTTTCTTTAGAAAAGATAGCGTCCCAATTCTCAACGTATTGCTGGTATTTAATTGAAAATGGTCTTGGTTTAGATCCTTTGCCGTTCATAGTCAAGCTTTTATTATGGTAGAGAAAGATGTTGCGATGTCAATACATTTGGAAAAAAGTGGTATGAAAACCTAACATAATTTTTAAGTGTAAATATATCACATGGCTTACGTTACATACGACAATATTCGCCCATTCCTCTCTAATCAAGACGAGCAGAGCTTGAATACGGGCGTTTATAACATTTTGTATGCGACAAACTTCTCCGCTTCTAACAGTACAGCTTTAACAAGAGTTAAAAGAATTGGGCAAGAGCTTGATTATTATATACAAACGGGTCCGAAAACTGCATCTGTTTCAATGACAGTAATTCCAGTTACCGGAAGCAGCGTTAATCAGCTAACTGGCTTTTTGTCTTTGACTGGGAACTCAACGAGCGGTTGCTACATCCAAGTTCCTGACTATCGCTTTGATAAGTGTTTTTTAAAAAGCTTTTCCATTTCTTTTGAGCCTTGGAAGGTGACAACGGCAAATCTTCAGTTCGATTCTTATGGCCTAGCAACAGGCTCAGGAATCAATGTTTATGCCTCTCAGGAAGCTCAGACAGGCGTCATCTCGCCGCTAAGAGGAATGTCGGTAGCTTTTACAACCACAAACTTTACTCAGACCATTTCTGAATACGAAAGTTTAAATTTTTCAGTAGAAGTAGAGCGCCGCCCAAATTTTGAGATCGGAAACGCATATCCAACACAAACAAGCGTAGCAAAAATAACAAAATCGCTTCAGTTGGAAGGCATATCTAATATGGACTGGCTTTCTGATTATCAGCCAAACACCAGCGGCACTTTGACAGTAACTATGGCTGATGGTAATACAATTTCTTTAGCAGGAGTGTTAAGCGAGCAGAACATTTCTATCGATGCGAACGGAGTAGCAAAAGGAGGGCTACGGATTGTAGAAGAGATGGTTTAATTTATGGCAAAAAAGCCCAAGAAAACAAAACAGACATCTTCGGAAGTCGTTATTCCGCAGATGAAAACGGAAATCAAATTCAAAGAAAGAAAATTTAAATTTACCGAAAAACAACAAGATCTGTTAAAAATACTGCTGGAAGAGCAAACTAAAATAGTTTTTATTGCTGGTCCAGCAGGAACATCAAAAACTTTTATGGCCGTTTATGCGGCCTTAAACCTAATCAACCACAATGAAAAAGATATCGTATATATTAGAACTATCGCAGAAAGCGCTGACAAATCTATTGGATCGCTGCCGGGCTCTGTGGCAGAAAAGTTCCAGCCGTATCTGCTGCCTCTGGAAGACAAAGTTCAAGAAATAATTGACCCTGTTGACGCTAATAGGTTAAGAGACGAGGGCAGAATTTCTGCTACTCCAATTAACTTTTTGCGTGGCAGCACGTTAAGCGACAAGATTATAATCGCAGATGAGGTCCAGAACTTTAGCGCCAAAGAGATCACTACCCTTATTACCAGAATTGGCGAGGGGTCAAAGATATTTCTATGCGGAGACTTTATGCAGCCAGATATCAAAACCCAAAACGGATTTCTCGACTTTTATAATCTATTTTCAGACGAAGATTCGCAAAAGAATGGAATTTACACTTTTGAGTTCACAGAAGAGGACATTAAAAGAAGCGCAATCTTGAAATTTATTATCAAGAAAATCAACTCAAAAGGTGTAAAGACAGGTAGATAAAGATGAAAATGGAGCGCGTTAACTTCTGGGCAAATACAATTAAGATTGTTGGCGGGATTTTAATCGCTTCTATTTTATTTTATCTAAATGCTACTTACGTAAAAAAAGAAGACTTTTTGCCAGTTGCTAGAGAAATTAAAGTGCAGGCCGAGCAAATGGCTTACGTAAATAATGAGGTAAAAAGCATTTCAAGGCGTTTATCTAAGATCGTTGACGATGACGGAGCCCCAGTTAATACTGATAAGATGGTTGAAATACAAAGAGATATAACTAAAATATTAACAAAGCTGGAAAATCTCAACGACAAAGTCAACGACTTAGATAAAAAGAAATAAAATGGCCTTAATGTTCTGTAGTAATTGCGGAAGTAAACATGAATATGCTGGATTTGCCCCAAACTTCTGCTCCAAATGCGGAAGCTCAATGAGTGGCAAAATTTCGCAAACTGCTGCTAGAAAGCAGCCTCAAGCAAGAGAAGTAGAAGAAGATGAGGATGATGAGCATTCTAATGTTGAGGAAGTTCCTCAACTAGACAAGCTTGATTTGGAGGTAGAAATTGAAGGCAGTTTTAGAGCTTTTAATCTAGATGATTTAACTCGCAACCCTCAGAACGCTTCGGCAAAGAAATTTGCGTCTAAAAGAGTAAGTGGGATAGAAAGCTTGTCACCCACTAAATATGGAAAAACCAAAGCTGAGGCGCAAGATTAGATACGAAGACAAGCAGGACGTAATAGATAGAATTATTGAGAAACATAGATACATCTGGCAATTAAAAGCGATTGCTTGGATGGATTACGATGATGTTGCTCAGATTATCCGCTTTCATATTTCCAAGAAATGGAAGATGTGGAAGCAAGACCGCCCGCTTGAGCCTTGGATCTCAAGAATAACGGTTAATCAAATTAAGAATTTATTGCGGAACAACTATTCCAATTATGTGCGTCCTTGTTTGGCGTGCAAATACAACCAAGGTAATGAACCACCAGCTTGCTCAATAACTCCTAGCGGGCTCCAATGCTCTGAGTGTCCAATGTATTCAAAGTGGGAAAAG